GTGGCGTATGGGCATTATTCTACTCGACCAATTAATCCTGAATGGATGACGAAGCGTGAGATGGAATGGAGTGATGAGAAGAGATGTGTGGTATGGTCAGAGAGCCGAAGTATAGCTGATTATCATATTTTTGTGTTGACAGCTGTGGATAAGGTATATACTCCTCAAAAACCTACCCAACCCCCTGGATATCTATCGAAAGTTATTCCAGAAGGTGCAATGATTGTTAAGAGACGAATTGTACCCAAAACTCTTTTGGATAAAGCAAAAGCTTTCTTTCATGTCTCGATTTTTAATCGTGATTTGTTTGTTTTTGTGCCAGCGTTGATTAAATTGTGTTTAACATCGACTGGTGGTTCACGTCCTGCTTTTGAACAGTCTACATTGAGACGTTCAATTGAGGCGATTATGAATGATCATGAATATGATTGTTTTTGGAAAGTGGTTGAAGGTGTTTATAATAAACCTGAAGTAGCCACAGACACCTTAGCTTATTTGCTTTGGTCGTCAATGGACCACGAGTTAAATGTTTACACAGAAATGTCTAATCAATTTGGAGCACAGACGGCGATTATTAAAAGTTGCCGTAATTCTCAGTTTGGAGAAGAACCAAGAGTAGATTGGGTGCGTATTTGGCGTGAGTATAAGGGTTATATACTTTTAAGTTGTGTATTCCTTTGGTTTACTAATCGCCATCGCTTACAAATTATATTGCGCTGGATTGGAAAATACCTTCCTGGTGGATTGTCTTTGGGATCGATTTTACAGAAGTTGATTAATTGGGTTAAAAGTCTTTTTCAGAAAGCTAAAGATGTTAGTAGCGCTGAGATTTCCACGTTTGTGACTGACGTTAAACAAGTCACTCAACAGGTTCAAGAGACGAAGAAATTCTTTTCGACCAATCCAACTATTGAACAGATTGAAGATTATTCTAAACGAAATGCCGATAATTTAGGCCATGCTATAATGCGTGGATTATGTGCGGTTCCTATTTATACAGTTTCATTGTATGTAGAAGAATTTGTTAAAGCAAGGTTTCCGGTTTTAGGATCGTTAACTATTGGAGTAATTGAAGGTTTTCATTATTCCGCTCC